AAGACCCCGTTAAAAAGCGTGATACGGCATTAAAAATGTTGTCAACCATTGACGCGAATACGGGCGGCAAGTTGAAGGCTGCGGGTCGGGATCCTACAGATGAATCACTTGGGGCATTTACCAATAAACCTATGATTATTTTGACGAAGATTTGGGAGATGAAAAACGAAAAAGGCGATAAATCCTCTGGCAACTGGATTGCTTCAGTCTCGCCCAAAGTTGGCAAGGTTGATGTTCCTGCCGCCGCACCAAAGAAGGCAAAGCCTGTTGACGACGATATTCCTTTTTGAGGGTTGATAAATTATTATAAACTTATTTATTCAGTTTAGCCGCAAGGCTTTTGAGTAGTGCAGGTGCAATTCCTGCTCGTTGGTCGAGACTTAGTAGAATATGGGTTCGAATCCCGTCTTGTGAAAACAAGTTATTCCCCTATTGGTAAGGGGAGACCTGACAGGCCGGAAAGACGGTTGCAGGGCGGTAGTAAATTTTATAATTTATTGCCGCCCTGAGTTTTCTCTTTTAAATGGATGAATCATGGAACAGAGATCTCCAGAGTGGTATTCTGCACGAAAATATAGAATTACTGCTTCGGCGGTTGGTGGCATATTGGGATTGTCACCATTTCAAAAGCCGTCCGACGTTATGCGCCGGATGGTCAATGAATATAAAGGATTGCCAAATGAATTTACCGGCAATGTCGCGACTGAATGGGGCGTATTTAATGAAGATGGTGCCATTCAACAATATGAATTAAAAACGGGAAATCGGGTGCAACAATGCGGGTTTTTCGCCTATGAAGATTGGCTGGGGTGCAGTCCAGATGGATTGCTTGGAAACAATGGAATGATTGAGGTTAAGTGCCCGTTTGGTTTGCGATCTGCGGCTGATCCTAAATTTAAAACAGCGCAACAACAGACGCATTATTATGCTCAAATTCAGTTGCAGATGTATGTCATGGGACGAACCTGGTGCGACTTTTACCAATGGGCACCACGGGGCGAATCACTTGAGACTGTTAAATACGACAAGCCGTTTATGGATACGATCCTAAAGCCGCTTCGGATGTTTTATGATCAATATTTAATTGAGAGAGAGAAATGACCCGCGAGGGATTATACCGCAATGTTCCCTATTCGCAGATTGAAATGCGTCTTAAACAAGGCTGGATGTTTATCTGCGAATGGTCAATTTATTCAGTGCTCATGTGGCACTGCGAATGTGAGATAGAAGATGACCCTACGCCCTTACCAACAAACGGCGCATGACGCTATTATCAAATGGGTGCGACGAACAGCAGAGCCATGCCTGATCGAGGCGGCTACGGGTGCAGGAAAGTCGCATATTATTGCAGCCGTAGCTGAGACTATTCACCGCATATCTAATGGCAAGCATGTGCTTTGCCTTGCACCAAGTGCAGAATTAGTTTTGCAAAACAGCGAGAAATACGCGGCAACAGGAAATCCATGCTCACTGTTTTCGGCAAGCACTGGACAGGTCTCGCTGCGACATCCTGTTGTATTCGGCACTCCAATGACTGTAGCGAACAGAATCAGTAAATTCGGATCGCAATTTGCTATGGTCATTATAGACGAATGTCATGGCGTAACCCCAACAATTAAAAAAATCATTAACGAACTGCGTGAACAAAACTCAAACCTTCGCGTTGTCGGTATGACCGCCACGCCGTTTCGTTTAGGCGAGGGATACATTTTTGACCAGTGGCCGGATGGAAGGCCAGTGCCAGAGGATGAAAAGAAAGATCCGTACTTTGCGGCGTGTGTTGACCGCATTACTGCCCGAACCTTGATTGGCATGGGGTTCCTAACAAATCCCACAGTTGGCAATATTCATGCGGAGTCGTATCACACGCTTGACATGCAGCTTAATAGCCGTGGGCAGTTTGATGCAGAGGATGTTGACCGCGCATTCGTCGGGCAAGGCCGCAAAACCTCTATGATTATTGCAGACATAGTTTCACAGGCCAGAGAGCGCCATGGAGTGATGATCTTTGCCGCCACGGTGCAACATGCCTATGAATGCCTTGCAAGCCTTCCTACGGGCTTGTCAGCGATTGTAACGGGCGAAACACCACGGGCAGAACGGGCGGATATTATTGCACGGTTTAAAGCGCGGGAACTCAAGTATCTGGTGAACGTATCCGTGCTGACAACGGGATTTGACGCGCCTCATGTTGACCTAATTGCGATATTGCGGGCTACGGAATCAGTTGGACTTATGCAGCAGATTATGGGTCGCGGATTAAGGATAAGCGAAGGGAAAGACGATTGCCTTATTTTAGACTACGCCGAAAACATCGAGCGACATTGTCCCGATGGTGACGTGTTTGATCCAACGATTAAATCTGTGCCGAAAAAGAATGTTGGTGAGATTGTACGATGCACGTGTCCGATTTGTAGTGTAGAAAATATATTTTCGGCGCGTCCAAATGATTCAGGGTTCCAAATCAACGAACACGGTTATTTCTGCGACTTGGACGGAACAGAAATACAGGAGGATTTTGGATCAATACCCGCGCATTTTGGCCGCAGATGCCAAGCCAAGACAATAGTAGCTGGACAGCTTGTGCAGTGCAATTATCGCTGGACGTATAAAAAATGCCCGCACTGTGAAGCCGAGAATGATATTGCAGCGCGATATTGTTTTGAGTGCAAGGGTGAAATTGTTGATCCCAATGAAAAGTTAATTGCTGAATTTCACGAGATGAAGCGTGATCCTACACGGCGCCAGACTGACAAGGTTTTGAAATGGGACGTGGCTTCGTCGATCAGCAAAGCCGGACGAGAAATGTGGCGCATATCCGTTGTAACGCCCTATAGATCGTTTACATTCTGGGTGCCACAAGAGCCAACATGGCTGCAGGGCATACGGGATCGGGCGTTATATTTAGCATTGCAAGGTAACCAGCCTGAAACAATCACATACAAAAAAGACGCGAATACAAATTTTTATAAGGTCTATGGATACAGTAGGAGCGCAGATGAAATTCCCGATGCACATTAAAATTTACGGTGACACGTCTTATCGAGGTGAGTGTGCCACGGAGGGCATGGAGCAAATAACGTTCTTTGCCAGGCTACGCCACCAATGGCCTAAAACGTGGGGTTTAATAGCACTGCACCCGCGCAATGAAGGCAAGCGGTCGTTTCGGCAAGTGTCTTTTCAAAAAGCTGAGGGCATGACAAAGGGTGCATCTGACATTATTATCCCTGGCAGTCCTGCATTTGTTTGTGAGATTAAACGCCGAGACCATACGAAATCAGCGTGGCAGGATGGACAGCAAGAATATTTGACAGCCGCACAAGATATGGGTTCTTTTGTATGTATTGCCCTTGGTGCAGATTCAGCTATTGCAGGATTTGAGGATTATCTTGAAAAAACCCAAGAAAAAAATCAATACAGACATCTGGGTAAATTGCAGACGGCCATCGGACAGAATCTCTGATATATTGTCTGGGAAACGCAGGATGGAGGATGAAGATTTGTCCATCCAGTCGGCATGTAGCCTGTATATTTACCAAGGGGCTTGTTCTGTGCTAGACTTGCCGGACATTGAGGCTCGCAGGGCAGCTTTAGCTAGGCTTCCAGCTTTAATTAGGCCACACATCGAGGCTGAAATCCGTAAACTTTGGGAGGGGAGAAAGGCGCAAAATATTGATTAAATTTTTAATTGCATTCATGTTGCTGACAACAACAGCTCAATCCGAAGAAATCGCAAGCTGGTACGGTGGAGGTGAATATCTATCGCGCCGGACAGCAAATGGAGAAAGGTTCAATCCAAACGGACTAACCGCAGCACACCGCACATTACCGTTCGGCACTATGGTACATGTTACAAATGTTAAAAATGGACAATCAGTTACAGTTAAAATAACAGATCGAGGGCCAGCCAAATGGACAGGCCGAAGCATTGATTTATCAAAGGGTGCAGCTGCTTGCATAGGTTTGCTTAAATCAGGAACAGCAAAAGTTAGATTGGAAATATTAAAATGATCATTCAATTAGACCCGCCAATGCCAATGGATACGCCCAAGGGAAAGGCATTATGCCATTTTATGATCGACTATGGAGCCGAGCACGATTTGCTTTGGGTGTGCTTCCAGAATGATAGCGGCGAGTGCTGGACATGGAATAATCGGGATATTCGCGCTCAGAAAAATATCAGCATGTATCGCTTGACATAAGCGTCAAGTTCATTTAAACATCTATTTATCGGAACGAGCCGATCAGATTTTAAATGGAGAGTGCAAATGAATATCCCAAACACACCAGCCGCAGATCGTTACGCATCTTTAAAAATTCAGCGCGACATGATTGACAGCGAGTTGGAATTTCTCAAGACACAAATCGTAGAGACTGGCAAAGATTTGGTTGAAGGCATTGACTACAATGTCAAGGTTACGCTTTCGCAGCGCTCCACGATTGACTACGATCAGTTGCAAGAAAAGTACGGCGTGACTGAGGCTCAGATGAAACTTTACAATGCTTGCAAAAAAGAAGGCGCACCATTTCCGGTGTTGAAAGTTGTTGCAAAAGCGAAGGAGGCATGAAGATGACAAAAGGCAATAGAATTATGGGACTGAAAGAGCTTAAAGTTAGCGGTTCCTATGAAGAACCAAAGCAGCAAGAGCCGAAGAAACCACTTTGGAGAAAACTGTTTGGGTATTTTGACGTCAATGAAAAATTGCGTGTTGAAAATATCCACTTGCGTTCACGTCTTACAGGGGCGCTATATGCGGCAGAGGAGGCGGGCAAGACTGGATTGTCCATGTACTATGAGAATGAGAAGCTGAAGGCCAAGCTAGACATTGCACAGCGTAGTTGTACGCCAGACGTATTCAATAAAGTCTGGGTACGCAAAGAGGAACTGGATAAGGTCAAGCATGACTTGAATGTTATGACGGCACGTTGCAACCGATTTAATCACCAATTTGATGAAATGAATACACTTCGAGTTAATGCTGAAATTAAATTGATTGAATTAACAAAAAAACTGGAGGAGAAATCATGAGGTACATGCTTTTTGCTTGGAAAAAGGGTGAACCTAATGGCGGTATGGAAGATCGTATCGCCCATGACGATACCTTAACAGGGCTATTTGATGGCCTTCAAGAACACGGTCTGGATGAATACGACTGGCATGTTTACGACCTCGTTGAGCGCATGGTGATTTATTTGCCAAACGCTGGAACTAAAGAAATTTTAAATTGGGCAGCATGGAAGGATGGACAAAATGGTTAAAAACTGGCGTGAATTAAGCGTAAACGACATTGAATTTATTTTATCTTATGGAGAAAACAAACATATAGAAAACAGATATAAAATGATATTTAAACGTATATTTTTGAATGAATATAAAACTTTAGGAAAAATGGCAGACGCTGGGTATACATACTGGAAAACATTGACTGGAGTGGGAAAACGTACTGCCGACATTTTTATAGAGATGATTAACAATATGGCAGAAGAAGAAGTTGTAAAACAATGGAACTCTTGCGACACTCCACCCACGCACAGTGACCCTGT